TAAAATTAAAAGTTGGTTTACACCAAAAGAAGAAATGGATCCGCATGAAGTTATGTTACATCCTAAAGAACCAGATGTGCCTATTTACGATGCACCTTCAAGTGATCACTGCCCTAAACATACTCGATACAGAAAAAGCTGTCCTGAGTGTAAGGAGTTAATGATATAATGGCATACACTTTATCAAACTTACAAGATGATATTAGAAACTATACAGAAGTAGATGATTCAGTTTTTTCTACAGCTGTATTGGATACTATAATTAAAAATGCAGAGAATAGAATTTACAGAGAATCTGACTCCGATGATAACAGATTTTACGCTACATCTAATCTACAGTCTGGTAGTAGATATGTAACAATACCATCAGATCTTAGATCTATTAGATACGTTCAATTAAAAGATACGACAGTATCTCCAAACGTTCAAAGTTTCTTAGAAAAGAAAGAAACTAGTTATATGGCAACTTTTTATGATACTCCCGGAACGGCTCAAGGTCTCCCTAAGTATTATGCTAACTGGGATGCTAATTTTTGGGTAGTTGCACCTACACCAAATGCCAACTATGAGATAACTTTAGCTTATGTTAAGCAACCAGACACTATTACATCTGGAACTCCAAGCACTTCTGGAACTTATTTATCGAATAAATATCAGGACCTATTACTGTATGCAGCATTGGTAGAAGCATATGGGTACTTGAAAGGTCCCACAGATATGTTACAATACTATGAGCAATCTTATCGAAGAGCTCTTGCATCGTACTCTATCGAGCAACAAGGTAGAAGACGCCGAGACGAATACCAAGATGGTGTTATTCGTACTCCTATTAAATCACCATCACCATAATTAAGGAGATAAAAATATGGCTAATGTAATACCTGACTCTTTTAAAACAGACCTGTTAAAAGGAACGTTTAATTTTGATTCATCTGGTGGATCAACTTTTAAACTTGCTTTATACACAGACATATCAGGATTAACGACATCAACAACGGCGTTTACTACTACTAATGAAGTTGATACATCTGGTACAAACTATACATCTGGTGGAAACACATTAACTAATAATGGTGTATCAGTAGGAAGTAACATTGCATTTGTTGATTTTGCAGATTTAACTTTTTCATCTGTAACGTTATCAGCGGTAGGAGCTTTGATTTATAAGAGTGGCGGTTCTAATGAAGCAGTATTAGTTTTAGATTTTGGTGGAACAAAAACAGCAACTAACGGAGATTTTGTTGTTCAGTTTCCAACTGCATCTAGTTCTGCAGCTATTATTAGATTAGGCAACGCGTAATATTTTTGGAGTAGTAAATGGCATTTGTATTAAATGACAGGGTAAAAGAAACTACCACTACTACAGGCACAGGAACTATTTCTTTAGCTGGTGCTGAAACTGGCTTTGAAAGTTTTGTAGCTGGTATTGGTACAACTAATAAAACGTTCTATGCTATAGAATTACCTGGACAAGCTGAATTTGAAGTTGGCATAGGAACTGTTACTGATGCTAGCCCAGATACTTTATCCAGAGATACGGTTATCTCTTCTTCAAATTCTGATAGTAAAGTAGATTTTTCTGCAGGAACAAAAAATGTTTTTTGTACTTATCCTGCATCTAGAGCACCGTCTGCAAGTATGACAGCTTCAACTTATGCTTTTAATCATTCAGCAACTTTGTCCGATGATCAAACAATTAGTAATGCAGTATTAGCAGGGCCAGTTACAGTAACTGGAACTCAAACAATAACAGGAACGGTAGTGGTAGTTTAATGTCAAAGATAGAAGTAAATGAAATAACACAACAAACCGGCACAACTTTAACAGTTGGTGGTGGAGCTTGTAAGACTGCAACGGTAGATGCAACAACTGTAACTATCGGTAGATCTGGTGGAACAGTTTCACTAGCTAGTGGAGCTACTCAATCAGGTTTTGGTAGATCAGGATCTGTTGATTGGCAAACAGGTAGTATTAAAACATCTACATTCACAGCATCAAGTGGAGAAGGTTATTTTGTTGACACATCAAGTGGAGCAGTAACAATGAATTTACCAGCAGGTTCTGCTGGAGCAATTGTAGCAGTTGCAGACTACACAAGAACTTTTGGTACAAATGCTTTAACAATTAGTCCAAATGGTTCTAATAAAATTGGTGGAGTGGCAGATGATGCATCATTAACTATAGATGGTCAAGCAGCAACATTTGTTTTTGTTGATGCTACTGAAGGTTGGATCAATGTTCAAAATGCTGAAGATACGGAAACAGGAGCTGCATTTATAGCGGCAACTGGTGGAGAAATAACAACATGCGGTGATTTTAAAATTCATACTTTTTTTGGACCAGGTACTTTTTGTGTGTCTAGCCTTGCAAGTTTACCTGCTAATAATGAAGTTTCTTATATGGTTGTGGCTGGCGGTGGCGGTGGAGCTGCAGGAAATACTCCAGCACACGCTGCAGGAGGAGGTGGAGCAGGAGGATTTAGAGAAAATAAATCAGGTGTAGATACTTATACAGCTTCTCCTTTAAACGGAGCAGGATCAATTTCAGTTACAGCAACAGGTTTTCCGATAACAGTTGGTGCTGGAGGACCATCTGGTCCAGGTTGTGCTTCAGCTAGAGGATGTAATGGTTCAAATTCAATTTTTTCAACAATAACGTCTGCAGGTGGTGGTGGAGGTGGTGGATCATTAACAGCACCTACTACAAACGGAAATACTGGTGGATCAGGTGGTGGTGGATCATCAGAAGGACCAAGTCCTGCTGGTGCTAATCCAAGTCCTACAAATGGTGGTGCAGGTGGTGCAGGAAATACACCGCCGGTAAACCCATCACAAGGAAACAATGGTGGTTTTGGAAATAATGGTCCAGGTCCAGTTTTAACAACTGGTGGCGGTGGTGGAGCAACAGCAGTAGGAGCTAATGGTTCTCCCCCAGGACCAACAAATGGTGCAGGTGGAGCAGGCGCATCAACACAAATTAATATAACAACAGTTCCAGGAAAACCTGGAGGTGCAGGACAAATTGGAACATCAAGTCCAACACCAGCAAGAACTTTCGCAGGAGGCGGAGGAGGTGGTGGTACACTTGGAAACACAACAGGAGGAACTGGTGGAGCAGGAGGAGGTGCAACAGGTGTTTCACCAAATGCTTCAGGAACAGCAGCAATAGTTAACACTGGTGGTGGCGGTGGAGGCGGTGGTGGTGGACCACCTGTAGGATCTGTTGGTACAAATGGTGGTAGCGGAATTGTAGTAATAAGGTATAAATATCAATAATTATGACAAGTACAATTAAAGTAGACAATATTCAGGATCAAGACGGTAATAATATTATCAATGAAAACTCCAATACAATAACTATTGGTGCAAGTGGCGATACTGTTGCTTTAGCATCAGGTGCATCTCAATCAGGATTTGGTAGATCAGGAACTGTAGATTGGCAGACATCAATTAAAACATCTGGTTTTACAGCAGTATCTGGAGAAGGATATTTTTGTGATACTAATACCAGTGGAGCATTTACAGTAACACTACCATCGTCACCATCGGCTGGAGATATTGTAGCAGTAGCTGATTATGCAAATACTTTTGATACTGCAAATTTAACACTTGGTAGAAATAGTTCTAATATTGAAGGAGCAGCTTCTGATTTAGCTCTTAATATAGAGGGATGTTCAATTACTGTGGTTTATGCAGATGCAACAAAAGGTTGGATTGTGGTTAATTCAGGTAATAGTGAGGACGGAAGATTAATTCCTAAATTCGTTGCTGCCACAGGTGGTTGCATTACTACTTCAGGAGATTTTAAAATTCATAAGTTTACAGGAAATGGAACTTTTTGTGTATCATGCGCAGGAAATCCTGGTGGTTCAGATACAGTAGAATATTTAGTAGTAGCTGGTGGTGGTGGAGGCGGATCTCACATCGGTGGCGGTGGTGGTGGAGGCGGTGTCAGATATGTTTTTCCAAGTCCAGCGACTGGAGGTTTACCTGTGTCAGCACAAGGTTATCCTATAACTATTGGTGGCGGAGGAGCTGGTGCAACAGATAGCAGTGGAACTAGTGGAGCTTCTGGATCTAATACTGTTTTTTCATCGATAACATCAGCAGGTGGTGGAGAAGGAGGATCAGCAGGAGCACCTCAACCTTGTGGAAGTAAACCAAATGGCTCAGGACACGCAGGTGGGGCTGGTGGTGGATCAGGACATGGTAATGGACCTGGTCCTTTAGGACCAGTAACCGGTTGTGGTGGAGCAGGAAACACACCTCCAGTAAGTCCACCTCAAGGTAAAGATGGTGGTAAAGGATTTGGTTATAACGCTCACGGTGGCGGTGGTGGCGGTGGTGGCGGTTGTGCTGGAGTACAGGGAGCAGATGGAAGCAATCCTGCAGCATCAGGTGGTAATGGTGGAAATGGTTCTCAAGTTAATATATGTGGAAATAATTATTATTGGGGTGGTGGCGGTGGTGGTACTGCTGGAATAGGACCATCACAACCCGCAGGAACAGGAGGAAATGGTGGTCTAGGTGGTGGCGGTGGTTCAAGCGTTCAAACACCTGGTACTGCTGGAACAGGTGGAGGTTCAGCTATAGCTTCAGGTGGTAATGGTGGAACAGGAAGTCCTGCAGGACCAACATCAGGAGCAGGTGGTGCAAACTCTGGTGGTGGTGGCGGTGGTGGAAGTCACAATAATGGAGACGGTGGTGCTGGAGGATCAGGTATAGTAATAATAAGGTATAAATTTCAATAGTTGAATTATGAGTGAAGTAAAAGTAAATAAAATTAGTCCAAGAACAAATTGTGGTACAGTCCAGTTAGGAGACAGTGGTGACACTATTACAATTCCTGCTGGTGCAACAATCACTAACAATGGAACACAAACAGGTTTTGGTAGAACAGGAACTGTTGATTGGGATACAACTACAAAAACATCTACATTCACAGGGGTATCAGGTGATGGATTTTTTTGTGATACAAGCAGTAGTGCATTCACTTGTAATTTACCTTCTGGAACAGCAGGTTCAATAATATCACTTGCAGATTATGCAGGTACATTTCAAACAAATAATTTAACTGTATCACCAAATGGCACACAAAAAATTGGTGGAACAAATGCTGATGTAATTTTAAATACAGAAGGTCAATCTGTTACATTTGTATATGTAGATGATACGCAAGGATGGATTAACGTTCAAGATTCAACTTCAAATGAAAGAGGACAAGCTTTTATAGTAGCAACCGGCGGAACAATAACAACTTGTGGTAATGACAAAATTCATACGTTCACAGGTCCAGGAACTTTTACTGTTTGCACTGCTGCTGTATGTGCTGCAAATAATGTAGTTTCTTATTTAGTCGTAGCCGGCGGTGGTGGTTCTTCAAATGATGGAGGTGGCGGTGGTGGAGCAGGTGGTTTTAGAGAAGTCAAATCTCCAGTTACCCCTTACACAGCTAGTCCTCTAGATGGTTATCCATCTGCACCTAACAGAATTACAGTTTCAGCACAAGGATATCCAATTACAGTTGGAGCAGGTGGAACAGCATCAGGAACTTCAGCAGGTGGAACAGGAAATCCTGCAGTTTTTAGTACAATAACATCAGCAGGTGGAGGTGGCGGTGGTGGACCTGGATCTATTAATGGAGTTGATGGTGGTTCAGGTGGAGGTGGTAGATCAAATTCAAGTGCTAATGGTGGTTCTGGAAACACTCCACCAGTTACTCCTTCTCAAGGAAATAATGGTGGAGGAACTAATGGAAGTAATCCACAACCAAATAATGTTGGCGGTGGTGGAGGTGGTGCTACAGCAGCAGGACAAGTGGGTGGTGGACCAGAAACCGGTGATGGTGGAGCAGGAGCAACAACAAATATTAATGGATCACCAACAGCTTTTGCTGGAGGTGGTGGAGGCGGTGGTAACGGTTCTCCAGGTGCACCTTCAGGTGGAGCTGGTGGTGGAGGAAATGGTGCAGCACCAGGTGGTGGTGGTACAGCAGGAACTGCAAATACAGGTGGTGGAGCAGGAGGTTCAGCTGGTCCAGGAGGTCCTCCAGTAGGAGTAGCTGGTGGTTCTGGAATTGTTATTATTAGATATAAATTTCAATAGTTGAATGATAATTAAAATTAATATATAAGGAGAAACATTATGGCACATTTTGCAAAATTAGGAGCTAACGGAAAAGTTATTCAAGTATTAACTCTTGATAACAAAGATATGTTAAACGCTGATGGTGTTGAAGATGAATCAGTAGGTCAACAGTACTTAGAACATCATAATAATTGGCCTGCCTCAATGTGGATTCAAACATCTTACAATACAAAAGCTAATACACATAATTCTGGCGATAACTCAAAAGCATTTAGAGGTAATTATGCAGGTATTGGTCATGAGTGGGACGAAGATAATCAAATCTTCTGGCCTAAAAAACCATATGCTTCTTGGGTAAAACATATTGAAACTGCAACTTGGAAATCACCAATTGGTGATTCACCTGTATTAACAGCAGAACAAGAATCACAAAATGTAGCTGGTACACATCTTTGGGAATACAATTGGAATGAAGATGGCCAGTCTTGGGACTTGACAGATCGATTAGCATAAATTAAAAATGGTGGTGGTATGCAAAAGAAAGTATTATCTGAAATAGCGTTATATTATGGTGATGTGGCAATGCCTAAAGATTGGGACATTGACCGAGATAAATTATCAAGCGACATCTTACAATCAGTAATTCAAAACAAAGAATTTCCATTTTCAAGAACTTGGGATATGTTGAATACATATATGCGAGATCACATTGGTCTTGAATATGGTATCAATCTTATTAACAAAGAAACGTGGGGTAACATCTATAAACCTGCGGAAACTACAATTCCATTATTAAATATTGATCCAGTAGATCTTAGAAACTCACCAGATTTTACATTATTATATGGTGTTAAAGTTAAAGATTGTATGGTTCGAATACATTATGAAGATAACAGACGTAAAGGAAGAAGTTGGGATATACCGCTTTTAAATAACAGATTTATAATGTTTCCATCAACTAATATGTATTATCTAACTAATAATCAAAAGGATAGTTTAAATTTTGTACAAACTATAACGTATGAATATATCTAATTATTATTATTATTTTACAGGTGTGTTAACACCTAAATTTTGTGACGATGTTATCGCATACGCTAATCAACAAAAAGAAGTCATGGCTAGAACAGGTGGTTATGGAGACAGGAAACTAAATAAAGAAGAAGTTAAAAATTTACAAAGAAAAAGAAAATCAGATTTAGTATGGTTGAATGACACCTGGATATATAAAGAATTACATCCATATGTTCACGAAGCTAATAGAAATGCTGGTTGGAATTATGACTGGGACAGATCTGAATCTTGTCAATTTACAAAATATAAGTTAAATCAATATTACGATTGGCATTGTGATAGTTGGGATAGACCTTATGAAAAAGAAGGGCCTGAAAAAGGTAAGATTAGAAAATTATCTATGACTTGTCAATTAACAGATGGTTCAGAATATAAAGGTGGAGAGTTAGAGTTTGATTTTAGAAACTATGATCCACATATGCGAGACGAATCAAAACATAGAGTACAATGTAAAGAGATATTACCAAAAGGATCTATAATTGTGTTTCCTAGTTTTGTCTGGCATAGAGTTAAACCAGTAACATCAGGCACAAGATATAGTCTTGTGGTATGGCATTTAGGAAGGCCTTTTAGATAATGTTTATAAATAATTATTTTCCAACTGTAATATGGCATGAAGAAAAACCAGAGTTTATTAAATCATTAAACAAAGCAAGTAACAAGTATATTAGTGATGCTCGTAAAAGAGAAAAAAAATATATAAAAGAATATGGTGATTTTGGTAGATCATATCATTCAACACCATTAACACAAGATAATGACTTTTTAGATTTTAGAAATTACATTGGTCAAAAGTCTTGGGAATATTTAGATCACCAAGGTTATGACATGTCACAATATACAACTTTGTTTAGTGAACTATGGGTACAAGAGTTTGCTAAAAAAGGTGGCGGACATCACTCAGCACACATACACTGGAATCAACACGTATCAGGTTTTTACTTTTTAAAATGTAGTGATAAAACTTCTTATCCTATTTTTCACGAACCAAAGACTGGTGCAAGATGTACAAAATTAAAAATGAAACCAGACTTAAAAGGTGTATGGCCTGGTCACGAACAATTTCATATAAAGCCAAAACCAGGAACATTAATTATATTTCCAGGTTATTTAGAACATGAGTATGCAGTAGACCATGGTAAAGAACCTTTTAGATTTATACATTGGAATATACAAGCAGTGCCAAAAGAAATGGCTAAAGATGTTTAAAAAGAAAAAGTACACAATTATCCGTCAAGCTATATCAAAAGACTTAGCAGTATTTATCGCTAATTATTTTAGAATGCAGAAACAAGTTTATGATACTTGTAAACAAGCTAGATACTTTTCACCATTTGAAAATATAATAGGTCATTATGAAAATGAAAATGAACAAATACCAAATACTTATTCTCAATATGCAAATATGGCTATGGAAACTTTATTACTTAAATGTCAACCAGGTATGGAGAAAGCAACAGGATTAAAATTATATCCTGCTTATACTTATGCAAGAATCTATAAAAAAGGTGATGAATTAAAAAGACATAAAGATAGGTTTAGTTGTGAAATATCTACTACTATGAATCTTGGTGGTGATGACTGGCCAATATATCTAGAACCAAATCCTAAAAAAGGTGGTGTCAAACCAGGTGTTGGATATGTATCAGATAACACCAAAGGTGTTAGAGTAGATTTAAAACCAGGAGATATGCTGGTTTATTCTGGTTGTGAGCTAGAACATTGGAGAGAAAAATTTAAAGGCAAAGAATGCGTACAAGTTTTTCTGCATTATAACAATCGTAAAACACCAGGAGCTAAAGATAATATGTTCGACAAGCGTCCACATTTAGGTCTTCCTTCCTGGTTTAAACGATGATATAATCTTTAGATGGGGGCAGTACACCACCACATACCTACTGTCCCCTTTTAAGGATTATATTATATGTATTTTGGCGGAACACCCTTTGCAGCGTCTCCTTTTGGAGATCCCGGTTTTAACCCTAACGCTTTTGTTAATGTTACTGGTTCTAGAATAAATGAGTCTACTGGATCTGTTACATTAGTTGGTAAAGCTAATTTTGCGGTAACGGGTAGTAGAGTAAATTTCTCAATAGGTAATACTACAATTATAGAAGGTGTTGGTGTTATAGTTACACCTGACGGATCACAAATTAATATTTCTACAGGTGATCCAACTATTGTAGCTAAAGCTGTAACTGCAATTACAGGAAGCAGAGTAAATCTAAATACAGGCACACCTACCTTTGCTTCTAAATATTCTGTAACAGGAAGCAGAGTAAATTTTAACACCGGATCACCAACCATAGTTGGAAAAGCAACTATTGAACCTGATGGATCTAGAGTAAATTTAAATACAGGTGATGTAACAATATCTGCAGGTGCAGTAGTATCTGTAACAGGTAGTAGAATAAATTTAACGATAGGTAATGCCGATGTAGCAGCAAATGCAACAGTATCTGTAACTGGAAGTAGAGCAAATCTATCTTCAGGCACAGTAACAATAACTGCAGATGCTACAGTTTTACCAACAGGATCTAGAGTAAACTTAGCTACATCAGATGTTTTAATTAGAAAATGGGATGGTATAGTACCAGGAGTTTCAATGACTTGGGATACTACAAGTTTCCCAACAGCGAGGTAATAAATGTATTTTGGAGGATCGTCATTTGCAGCAGCACCATTTGGAAGTTCTGGTGGTATTAGTATTAGAGCTGCAGTTACTGGTAGCAGAGTAAATTTAAGTTCAGGTTCTCCAGTTATAATTGGTAAAGCTCTTGTTGTTCTTACAGGAAGCAGAATAAATGCAACAATTGGTAATGTTACAACTAGAGTAGATCAACAAGTAGTGGTAACGGGTAACAGAATAAACCTTGCAACAGGCACGGTAGATGTGATATCATGGAATCCGATTCCCCCAGGGGTGAATCAAACATGGGTCCCTATTGACCCACTAAACCCATAGGAGAAATATGGCATCAAGTACGTCGAGTGATTTAAAACTAGAATTAATTACAACAGGTGAAAAGTCTGGTACCTGGGGTACAATTACAAATACAAATTTACAGATATTAGAACAAGCAGCTAGTGGTTATATTGCTGTTGATGTTGCATCAAGTGATGTGGCTTTAGCTTTATCAAACCATGCTGTATCAAACGGTAAAAATTTATACTTTAAACTTACAGGAACTTTAGCTGCAAATAGAACAGTTACTATGCCTGACTCTGCAGAAAGAGTATTTATTGTAGAGGATGGAACTACTAGATCTACAAGTAACTATACATTAACAATTAAAACAGTATCCGGCACAGGTGTTGCATTACCAGTAGGATCTAAATGTCTAGTATACTCAGATGGCACAAACGTTAATTTAGGTATAAGACAAAAAGGATATTACACACCTACAACTGCATATACTGCTGTAGATGGTGA